ATCGAAGGAATATTTTTATCTGCTGCGGCTTCTCAGGAATCGGCTTGTCAGTTTGTGCATCGCATTATCGAGGAATTTAATATTCCTCCCGTAGTTATTCTAGCCATAATAGCCTCATTAAAAGCCGAAACCTCCCATGTCTGTGATCATTCTAAAAAAATTCATTAATATTTATCGATGTTTTAAGACTAATTTAACATTGGCATATTACTATAACGTTTAACTAATGTGATGGCTTCATCGACTGAACGGATGACGTGAATGATGCCTTTCCAAGAGGATGCCCTCAATGATTGAGATTTTGTTAATTTTGCTTGCGACGGCGGCTTTAACCCATCTTTTACTTCTATTAACAGGTTAAATCCATTAATGCCAACGATCAGGTCAAATTCAGCATTGGTGATGAGTACCGAGCAATGCATCTCTCTGAAAGCTTGGGCTATTTCTTTAAGGTTTCTATCGGTTCGTTTTGCATAGTTCATTAACTTCAGTTCCTTTAGAGTAGGAGAATTGTATATGAGTAGAGGCCCTCATCACAGAAAGAATGTCTCAGGATTTCGATCTATCAGTGGAAAGCCCCACTTCTTTGCTTATGTAGACTGGGAACGCTCTGAGGTTAAAGAAGTGAAAGTGGCTGATACTCAACCTCCTGCTAAGACCAAAGTCTTCCTGCCTGAAGTACCCACTGATGCTGAGAAATCGGCTTGTTGTAAATTGTAAACTGAGGAGATTGTAAAATGAGAAAATTGATAGGAAGTGCTGCTTTGGTATTATCGATCGCTTTATGTGCTGAAGGTGCCCCCCTGCACTGGCAGCCAAGCCCCGTTGATCTGAATATTGGTGGTGGTGCTGCTTACTGCAAGCAGTATTATCCCGATCAAGAGACCTGTTTCCCTATGATTAATGTGATCGGAAGCATGGTAGGTATCTATCAAGAATATCTACCCTTTCATGAGCTTGGAAATGCCGAAGCTACGGCCGCTGTTTCTGAAGGATTTATCATGGATAAATTCTATTTCATTATTAGCGATCGCGAGAAATCCTTGACTAAAAACCCCGATGAAAAAGTATTCTATGATGGTCCCGTTAAGAATAAAGAAGGGATCATCTGCATGAATACCGCGTTAGGTAAAGTCTGCAGACCTTGGATTTAATCATATTGTGTGGGTACAATATAGATCCATGTCTTAAAGGATGATTATGGACATATTGAAAAGGTTTCTTGAAATCGCTGAAGGACAAATCGGTGTTGAAGAAAACCCTTCGACACATGAAGAGAAGATGATTCTCTCCTATGACTCAACGACAAACTTGAAATCACTCCCTGGACTCAATGATGAAGTCCCTTGGTGTGCTGCTTTTACTAATTGGTGTGTGACACAAGCCGGCCTTCAAGGGACTAATAACTCTATGGCTCGTTCCTGGCTTAAATGGGGTGATCCACTTGATAAAGATCATCCTATCCCAGGATCTATTGTGATCTTATCTCGCGGTGATGATCCCAGCCTTGGGCACGTCGGTTTCTATGTAGCCGATGGAGGTCAATACTACTTTAGACTGCTATCCGGTAATACAACTCACCAAGTGAGATACGCTGACTTCTCAAAAGCTCATATCCTCGGAGTTCGTGTGCCTTTGGGTTATAAACATTGAATAAATGTCCCCAATGCAAGCAAGAAGAGCCTCTCTATCGCGTTAAATGGCTTAATCAATCGATTTACGCCTGTCACTCATGTCTTCAAAACCTACAGAAGATTATCGATCTCACACTCACTAAAAAGCCTTATTGGACGTAATACGACAACCTGTTATACTGAACAAAAAACAACCGAGGAGTTACTATGCCAAGAATAGTTAGAAATGGTATACCCGATGAAACCCCAGTCGCTAAAAAGCCCAGAATTATTAAGCAAGGTCTAGATAAACTCACTCGTGAAGAAGTTTGCAAAGCCAATGAAAGTTTAGATTATCAAAAGCTCTCACAATCTATTCTCAATGAGCATCAAAAGACCGTTAAATACGTTGCTAAACAATACTCCAAACAAGTCGTGAGCTAATCTATGAATATCGGGAGACCGATAAAAATCACAGAATCTGTGTGTAATGTCATCATCGACTATTTGGGACATGATCTTCCTATTAAATATGCCGCTGAAGGCGCTGGTATTTGTGAGAGAACTTTCTTCTATTGGTTGGAGAAGGGAGAAAAGGATTTATCTGAAAATACACAATCTCTCTATGCGTCATTTTTGCAGGCCGTAAAAAAAGTCCAATCGGACAGAATCAAGCACCACTTGGATAAAATTGATAGCGATACAAGGAACTGGACTCCACATGCCTGGAAAGCGGAAAGACGATATGGGATGTATTCTATGCCAGATGCAGCACGACTTCTTGAAACTATGGAAGCGATTGAAGCGAAGATTCAGAAACTGGAAAGTCACCAAATGGGTACTCAAACACTGGAGAAGACCAATGAAGAAGAAAGCTAAGAACTGGATTGCTGCGGCTACTAAGAATAAAGGGGCTCTGCATAGAGAGCTCGGTGTTCCTGAAGGGAAGAAGATTCCCGCTAAGAAGATGGCTAAAGCGGCTAAGTCTAAGAATCCAAAGACTCGTAAGCGAGTAGCCTTGGCTAAGACGCTATCTAAGCTGCGTAAGCGGAAAGCTAAGTAAATGACGCATATGTTCCATAGCCCTAATCTAACGTTAGAACAACTAGTGGGGATTGATATGAAGAAGGCTAAACCTAAAGTTACGGTGAAGAAAGTTAAGAAGATTGCTGCTAAAGAGGTCATGAAGCATCATAAGAAGGAAGCCGCCAAGGATAAGAAAGAAGACATCAAGATCGCTAAGAAAGTGGCTAAAACTGTCATGAAGAAGCACGTTAAGAAGATGCATAACAAGAAGAATAAACCCGGTTACTATGCATAAAGAGCCTTGTGCTATTTGTGGTAAGCTCTCGATTCCTTGGAAATGTGTGGAATCCCTCAAAGGGTTCATTTGTTATGGCTGCTATCGTAAATACTCTGCTAGGCCTACTCGCTAACTTGGGTGTTACCCGTAATGGCTAAAGTTCATTTTATTCAGACTATATTCATATTGGATAAGAGACGTGATTCAGCCGGTAATGAGAAGCTTGCTGGTGTGCCTACCGACAGAACAGTCTGTTTTGTTACCGACAAGACTGAGAGTGAGGAAGTTATGGGGCAGTTCTATGACTTTATTCGTGAGAACAGAATCAATATGAAGCGGTTATTGCACAAAGATTTCAGCAACAAAGATCTACCGAATGATTACAGTATTCCTTTTCTACAATCAAGCTAACGGCGCTCAGCGTCACTTTGCCTTCTCCAAAGATATGAAGCATATGGATACCATTACTTTTGATGGCTCGGACTACGTTTTAACTCGATTTGATCCCGAAGGTATTATGACCCGAGTCCTTCACCCACCTAACATGCCTCGTCTTATTCAAGGATTAAAGACCATTCCAGAGCTCTCTGCCATGGTGGTTTGCTATATCAATACGCTACACCAGTTCAAGTGGGTTCCCATTACGATATTCAGCTGCAATGAATTGTCTCGTTATATCGGTAGCGTTGATATAGGCTTTTGTTTCAATCCGATACACATGTACAATAAGCTCATTAAGCTTGATAATAAGCGCAATTACGAAATCATTCATTTATGGAGACGAATGCATGGGCGGACCGTCGAGAGATCCACAGCAAGAAGCATTAGCCAAACAACAACAGCAGATGTTGAATGAACAAGCCTCAGAGACCAGAGCTAAGAAAGAAGAGTTGACTAAAACTCGATTAGATATTATTAAAGCTCAAGGTGGCGGATCATTCGCTCCGACGTTACCTAAACCGGCCCCTACTCCTGGTCCAAGACCACAACCAAACCCATTCAAAAGGTGATCATATCTATGTCAATGGAGAGATTATATGAGCGTTATACCGAAACCAAGAAATACAAAGACCGCTGGCTTGCTCTCTACAAGGATCTTTATTACTACGTTATTCCAGATCGGGATGCTTTTAACGTTAAGTTTAATTATCGTGATGATGGCAAGCCTACTACTCAGATGGTGTGGGATTATACCGCGGTTGATGCAGCCTATACTCGAGCCAATGATCTGCATGGTCTGTTAATGCCTAAAGACCGTGTGTGGGGTAAGCTCAGCATGGATCCGCATATCTTCTCTGAGCAAGAGATCGAATCAATGGCTACTCGCTTAGATGAGATTAACGACAATATCTTCTTTCGCATTAACCAATCGAACCTTTCTCGTATCGCCGCTGAGTCCAATCTAGATTTAGTCGGAGGCACAGCAGCTTTATGGGTCGAATCTATTGATGATGATCAACCACTCTATTTTCGATCCATACCGGCTGTTTGCTTGTATGTGGAATACTCAACCGATGATCTGCTTAATACTTGCTGGTATCAGATTAAGATGACCGGACGTGCTATTACAGAACAGTTTCCCAAGTATGCCGGCAAGTCACTAGGCGCTTTATTAGCCGCCCCCAACGAGATTTATACAGTGGTTTATGGTCAGATTAAGATGTCTGAGAACAAGTTCTATATCTATGCCGTCCTTGAGATAGATCCTTTTACTATTCTGTTTGAGAAAGAGAGTTCTTATAACCAAATCATTATCTATCGGGATCGAGTTCGTCCCGGTGAATGCGAAGGGAGGGGTCCTGGTGTTGATCTTATGTCTACTATCATTGATCTTAACCGCATTGTACAAGACGATCGTAAATCCTTAGCTCGTAAGGCTAATCCCCCGATGTTCTATAATGCCGGCGGGTATTTCAATCCCAATGT